CTCGGGGCCGCAAAGACGTTCCTTCCGCGCACAGCCTCGTTCGACTCCGGCATGACAGCGCGGGGCGTCACCCTCGTCCAGTGCGTGAGGTGGGAGTGATGGCCTACATCATCTCACCGCCGATTGACTTTGTGACGTTTTCGGATGGGAGCGCGGAGGTCCAACCGAAGTTCGATTCGTCGTTGCTCTACACAGTTCGTGGGTTGCGTCAGAAATCACAAATCGCGCCGTCACCGGTATTCGCGCCGTTGTGGACCGGGTCACAGATTCCCGTGTCAAAGCAGATCATTGCGCATGGTGTTCCTGGTGTGACGACCGAGGACGGCTTCTTTCCGAATACGCACAAGCCGCAGTTCAGACTGAATCTCTACGTGAATCCTGGTCCACCGACATACGTGGTGGCGTATTACCACGGTGAACCGGGTGTGCTACGTGGTGACGATAACTGGAGTCAAGAGGTACCGAGCTATCAACCACAGATGCGAACAAACACGCTGCCGCATACCGAGCAACCGGCACTCGTGTCCGGTTACTGGCGCGTGAACGAGTGCTTCCTCCCGTCAGCTGGTGCGTGATGGCCATCAGTGCACACGGATTCGTTCTGACGCACAATGAGGAGGTCGTGCCAGACCTCGGTGACGTAATGCCGCCGATGCTTAGCAGAAAGTCTGTGGAGGACACCAGGCATCCGTCGATTGATGACGCATATGAAGTAGGCATTGCACGCTACGGACATCTTGTGTTTGATGTTGCGTCAACGGCAGACGCCATTGACAGGTTTGGTGGAGCATGGCTTGCGCACGCACTCGGGCACTACACATTGACATTCGCCGACAACGCGATGTGGACGTTTCTAGGATATGTAATCGATGTAAGTCCAAAAGCGCCTGCTGACGGCGCGTTAATGGCACGCGTCACAGTGCAAGTCAGTGGCGGAATCGTGATAGGCGCCGCAGAGCACCAGAGCAGCCTCCTGCTGGAGACAGGCGACTACATCTTGCTGGAAACCGGCGACACGATTCTGTTAGAGAACTAACACGTAACAGTCGAAGGAGAGGAGTTCAACATGCCAGTCACGAACACAGGTGCGGAAAGCAACGCGATCTCCGCACACGGCACCATCATCAAGCGAAACTCGGTAGCCATCGCCGAGTTGCGCGACATCACGCCTCCGCCGCTGACGCGGAAGCCCATCGAGACAACCACCCACAACAGCGACGACGACAGCTACGTCGTTGGCATTCGGCGCAAGGGTGAGTTGCAGTTCCAGTTGAACTTCCTGCCGTTCTCCGACACCACCCACGATGCTGACGGCGGGTTGCTGACGGCATGGGCCAATGGGACGAAGGATCTCTACGAGATCGACTTCCCGGATGGCGCCATCTGGCTGTTCTCCGGCTTCGTGACGAACATCGCGCCGAAGTCGCCGGTGGACGGTGAGCAGAGCGCGAGCGTGAGCATCCGGCCGTCGGGTGGTCAGATCTTCACGCCGTAGTCGGTTCGAGTTGAGGGCCCGGTGGGCCGCTAAGACGGGTGACGCCCTTCACCCGATTACTGTGCGGCTTCGCGCTGACCGCGTCACCGGGCCCTCTTCGTTACGGAGGATGTCATGGCACTCGTGGATACTATTCGTGCTGGCGTGGCGATTGTCAGCAGCGTGACAAAGTCACTGCAAGAAGTCGTCACACACGAGGCGTGGACTGGCCAAGATGGGCACGGTGTCGATACCTTTGCGGCAGCTGTGCCGAGACGAGCGCTGGTAGACCGAACACATCGGGCATACGAGCAGTCGTCTGGTGTTCTTATCAACATCGTGGCTACGCTCTACTTCATCGATCCTCTTCCTGCGACCACCGCAAATGCCAATCAGCAACGCATGAATCCTGTCGACCCGCGTGATGTGTTTACGCTTGCTGATGGCTTGACTGGACCGACGATTGTCGGCGGTGGTTTTCATGATGCTGGTCTGGGCATCCCATTCGTCAACATTGTGCAGCTAGGAGCATGAGGGCGCGTGCGACTAACCATTTGCTTGACCTACTTTCGAAGCCTCACGCTGGCGAACTTATCGGCAGCGTTGCATTCAGTTAGGCAACAAGACTTGCAAGATGTCGCGGAAGTAGTGGTCATCGACAACAACACGGACGACGCGGCAGAGGACATTCAGTCAGCGATTGACGCACAGAAGTTTCCTATACCGGTGCGACTGCAAGTGCACAAGCACGGGTGCTCCGACCGAACGCACTCTTGGTCTACGAACATGGCTGTGCGTGGTGCCTCGACCGAATGGGTCTTGTTCACACGCGCTGATTACATTCTGGCGCACGCGGCTCTTACTCGATTCGTCGAGGTGGCTCAACCGACGACCTTTATCACAGGACGCGTCTATCATTTGACGGCGGACATTGACACGTGTGAGAAAACCGCGTGGCGCAAGCTGGGTGCGTCTATGTTGCGCACATTACCTGGCGTCGAAGAAAAGTACATGGAGATTGACGCCGGCGTGTGGATGTTGCAACGCGAAGTGTTTCACAGTGTGCAGGGTTTGGATGAGACGCTTGTCGCTTGGGGCCATGCACAAACACATTTCCAGCACAAGCTGTATAACGCAGGTGTGGCATTCGCGGTGGTGCCGGAGGTGCTGTATTACCACCCAGCTCATGGCGGTGCCAAGGACATAGAGTTGGCACATCAGCAGTTACGCAATCTTGGTCTCGACATCCGACAACTCTGGGCGCGCTATGGTGGCGCGCAACCTTATTAGGAGTGTTCATGCGGCCGTACACGCGTTCGCTAGACCCGCAGGACTACAGTTTTCTGCCGCACGCTAAGACGCTTCGCGCGTTCGAACGTCAGATGGCAGCTGACGGCGTGCCGCATCGCGCGTGGTGTGAACACCGGCTGTGGGAATACGCCTCAATGATGCAGCAGCTCGAGGAATTGCAGATCTCGGAGGTGGCGCGGATTATCGACACAGGCAGCGGCGGGTCGTTCTTCCCGCCGTACCTCGCGCTACGCTTTCCTGATGTGACGCTGACAGACTGGACTGGGCCGTTGTCGGACGGCATGGTCTACGGTGACTGCACACCAGACGTAGTCGCACAGCGTGCGCACTACCGCGTGGCTTTGCCGCTGCATGACTTGCTGTTAGAGGACATGTCGCCGTTACCAGACGGTGCGTTCGACGTAGTTATGTGCATCTCGAGCATCGAGCATGTCGCGGGCGGACATCATGATGCGGCACTGCGAGAGCTGTGCCGAATCACGAAGCCGGGAGGTTACATTTTCATCACCTCGGACTACTTCCGAGATCTCGACCAGTGGAACGCGTCGCCGTCTCGGTTCATGCAGCACACGCCGTACACGAAGGAGTTCGTGCTAGGCTTGCCGCAGATGATTGATGCGGATTTCGTCGGCGACACGGATCTCGACTACCGCGGTGATTTCGTGCACAACCACTCGTTCGTCAACGTGTGCATGCGTAAGAGGGGCTAGTGGACATCCACATCGTGCTGCCGTCGTCGCCCTGGTTGGCCGACTCAAAGACCAACATTCCTCTGGGCCCGCTGTACATCGCGGCGGAATTGCGCGATGCAGGTCACAACGTCCGCGTAACGTCACTCTTGGATAGACGACACAACGACGCGCTGGTGTTGAGCGATGATGCCGTGCAGATGCCGTTGCACTTGGTCAGTTTCTGCACCCCACAGTTTAACGAGGCATTGGAGATTGCCGAGTTCATCAAAGACCGTAATCCACGTGCACTCATCGTTGCTGGCGGTCCGCATACGTCCTACGAACCGCAAGAAGTTATGACAGCGCGGCGGCAGGAAGCGTATCACATCATTGGTCCGTTATCACATCGTCGAGATTACACAGTTGGGTTCGGGTCGCCGCTATTCGACGCGGTGGTCGTGGGCGAAGGCGAACGAATCATCCACCGCGTTGTGGCGGATGTCACTGGACATTGTCTAGCCCGTGCGTATGATGATCTCGCGGCACTGCCTGATGTGAACAGCATCCCGTATCCAGCGTGGGATCTCCTTCCGTCTGACCACATCCACAATGACGGTGCCGCCGTCATGAAGCATCCGTACTTTCCTGGTGGCGTGATGTCCTTGATTGGGACGCGCGGCTGCCCGTATCACTGCGTGTTCTGCTCTGGTCCGCGCATCGGGCAGAAGCCGCGGTTCCGCTCTCCGGCCAACATCATCGGCGAGATGCAGCATGTGCTGAACATGGGTGTGCACATGTTCAAGTTCCAAGACGACACCATGACCGCGTCACGGCCACGGATGCACGCGTTGGCAGACGCGATGGAGGCGGCACTAGGCGATTCGTATGCCGCGCGCTACCACACCCGTGTCAATGTGATGGACGATGACATGGCCCGATGCTTGAAGCGGATGCAAGCAAAGGTGGTCTGCTTCGGTTTTGAGAGCGGCAGTCAATCGGTGCTGGACGCGAACAATAAGCGCACGACTATCGAGCAAGGCACGCGTGCTCTGGAAGTTGCCAAGGCACACGGCTTCTTCACCGTCGCGTTCCTTGTGTTCGGCTTGCCTGGTGAGACACGCGCTACCATGCACGAGACGATGCGTTGGCTTGAGCTGGTCAAGCCGAACCTCAACTCGTGCAACCTCGCTGTGGCCATCCCATACCCAGGCAGTCAGCTGTGGAATGCGCCAGCGCAGTACGGCATCGAGATCGTCAATTACAACTATGACGATCAGTGGATCGTTGGCTTCGCTTCGCGTGATGAACTGCTTGTACGTCCACTCAGTGTCGACTTGGCTGAGATGCTGCGGATGAAGCGTGAGATGTTCGACTTTCAGGTGGCACACGGCTGGGCCAAACCAGAATGGAACGATGATGAACGCATTCGTCGTCAGCAAGGAGCTTCTCGATGACCTTTGAGAAGATCTCCGTGCTTGTGCCTACACGTGGGCGCGTGCCTCATCTGCGCACACTGCTGCAGTCGTTCGATTCATCGTGCGCCGAGCTGGTGTTTCGTGTGGACGATGACGACCTCGAGACGCAGTCTTTCTTAGCACAGTACCCATGGACAGTTATGATAGGCCCGCGGTGCCATGGGTACGCGAGCATCCCTGTGTTCTTCAACGAAGCAGTGCAAGCTGCACTCGGCGATGTAGTGATGCTAGGCAACGATGATATGCGGTTCGTTACGCCGCATTGGGCAGAGTCGCTCTTGCACGAAGCAAACCAGTACCGTGACGGGATCTTCAACCTAGGCGTGTCCACGTTGAACGAAACGCACTTCCCATTCTCCGTGGTGTCGAAGCGAGTGACCAACGCACTTGGGTTCGTGTGCGACCCGCGACTCTTCTGGGTCGACATCTTTCTTCGTGATATCATGGCGCACTTCGGACGGTGTGTGATGGTACCTTCAGTTCGCGTCGAGCACGACTGGGCTGGGTACCCGTATGACGTGCTTCACCGTGACCCAGCATACTGGACCATGACGCATCCACTCGCGGTGAAGAACGCGATTGCAGTGCTGCAGGATCTGTTCGTGGAGGCAGAGGGATGACAAGTGTTTGCGTTCCGGTTCTTAAGCGATACGACTTACTCCAGGAGCTGATCGTTTCGCTACGGCAGGGTACCGTGCGACCGGAACGAATCTGTGTCATCAACAATGGCGACCATGACATCCCATCAGAGTTTGATGTCGAGGTGTTACGACCCGAGCAACCGATGGGTGTGGCCGCCTCGTGGAATTGGTTCATCACCAACACCACGGACGACCGCGTGATTGTCAACGACGACATACTGTTCGCGCCAGAGTCGCTAGCATTGCTGGTCGGGCAACCACACGACTTCGTAAGCTGCACGTTCGGGTTCTCCTGCTTCCTCATTCGCGATGCATGTGTGCGGCGTGTGGGGTTGTTCGACGAGACCATTTCACCGGGCTACGCCTACTTTGAAGATATGGACTACTTCCGGCGCATGCGCGCGGCCGGGATCGTCGATAAGGTCGTTCAGTGTGGTGTTCGGCATCGTCACAGCGCCACGCTCGCTGCGTACACTCGTGCTGAAAGGAAGGAGCATGACCGTCGGTTTGAACTAGCACGGCAGAACTACACTCGCAAGTGGGCGTGTAATCCAAGCTGGGAACAGTTACGCGACATCGGTGGCGCAGGAGCGAACGCATGATCACGTTCATTGTGCCAACTATCGGACGGCTGTCACTCCTAGATACGCTGCGGTCTATCGAGACTTGGCCGGGAGATGAGATTCTGGTCGTTGGTGCAGGCGTTGATGTCGTGGTACCGCGCGTGCGCCATATCCCATGCGCACCGGGCGGTGACTGGGGCCACACAGAGCGAAACTACGCAACACCTTTCGCTCGCGGGAAGTACATCGCGCATATCGATGATGACGACGTTTACGCACCGGGCACGCGCGCGTTGATGGAAGACGCGGTCACATCAACGCCGTTCCGCCCAGTGCTGTTCCGAATGCGTTTCCCGAACGGCATCACACTGTGGAATGACAAACGTGTGTATTGTGGGAACGTCGGAACACCAATGATGCTGATCCCCAATCTGCCCACAAGACTTGGCGTGTGGGGCTCGTTCGTGGGTGGGGACTGCGCGTTCCTGGAAAGTTCAAAGTGGTCACACGAAGATTTCGTGTGGAGGTCGGAAGTGATTGCGTTACTAGGGCATAACGTATGAGAAAACTTCTGTGGGTGGGCGACGCAGGATGTGACAGTGGGTTTGCACGGTGCACACACCAGACGCTTGAGGTGCTCCGGCGCACGTGGGACGTGCATGTTCTTGGGTTGAACTACCGAGGTGACCCACACGACTACCCGTACCCAATCTTCCCAGCGTTTCTTGGAGGTGACTTCTTCGGCGTCAAGCGGCTACCCGAACTCGCTGCGAAGATCATGCCGGACATGGTCGTCATTCAGAACGACCCATGGAATATCCCAGCGTACACGAAAGCGTTGGAGGGGTTCACAGGAAAGATCGTCGGCGCCATCGCTGTGGATGGAAAGAATTGCCGCGGGAGGACGCTCAACAAGTTGACGCGTGCGATATTCTGGACGAAGTTCGCACAGCAGGAAGCGCTGCAAGGCGGCATGCGCATCCCAAGTGGTGTGGTCGGCCTCGGTGTTGACCTCAACATTTACAAGCCGTGTAACCGCATAGCTGCACGACGACTCGTCGGGTTGCCAGGTGTGCCCGACAACGCCTTCATCGTCGGGAATGTCAACCGGAACCAGCCGCGTAAACGGTTAGACTTGACTATCCAGTATGTGGCTGAGTGGGTTCACAGCCGAGAGTTACGCGACGTGTTCTTATACCTGCACGTCGCGCCGACTGGTGACCAAGGCTACGACACTGAACAGCTCATCCACTACTACGACATGCGTGGGCGTCTGATACTGTCAGAGCCTGAAGTGTGGAAGGGCTTGGCTGAACAGGATCTAGCGCTGACATACCAGACGTTCGATGTGCAGCTTACCACCTCACAAGGTGAAGGCTGGGGCTTGTGCACGATGGAAGGGATGGCATGTGGCATTCCGCAGATTGTGCCAGATTGGTCGGCACTCGGCGAGTGGCCTGGTGATGCGGTCATCAAGGTGCCGTGTCCGACGACGATCACAACGCCCAATCGCATCAACAGCATCGGCGGCATCGCTGACAAAGATAGCGTCATCGCAGCGTTGAACCTGATGTATGAATCGCATCACGGTCAGGTGTGGTCGCGGTATCGGCAGCGCGGGCTGGACTTGGTTCGTCAAGACCAATTCCGATGGGAGAACGTTGGCCTCGCGTTCGCCGAAGAACTGGACAAGTGCTATGGCGTCATACAAGGGCGTGAAGTGGCAGATGGTGAAGGAGATGCGGGTCAAGCTCGACCGGCTGAAGAAGTCGTTGCCGATTGAAGTTGAGGCCGCACTCTACGCAGAGACAGAGATTGAGACGAAGGAATGCAAAAGACGTTGCCCAGTAGGACCACCGCCGACAGGCGGCGCATTGCGTGCTTCGATTCACGCCGTGAGGCCACGATGGGAGGGCAATCGTGTCTTCTCGCGTATCGCCTGCGGCGGCCCATCGACACCATATGCGATAGCTGTCCACGAGCATCTGTCGGTGCACTCGCCGCCTTCTTGGCAACCACCGACGGAGGTGGAATGGAACGTGCCGGGCACGGGCCCGAAGTTCATCGAGTCGACAATCATGGAGAGCAGGCCGTACATGGGCACTCGAGTCGCGAAGCGCATCGAGTTCACCCGATGGAAGAAGCTGTGAGGCAGTCATGAGCTGGCTGGATGATCTTGTCACGTTGCTCGAGGCGGACGGTGTGGCCACATTCGGTGTGGACTTGTTCACCTCAACGAAAGCAGCGCCGCCACTGCTACCATCAGGTTCATTGATGGTCGTGGCGACAGGAGGCTCAGGCGCGGATCGTACACACAACGCGACTATTCGTCCAGCCATCGTTCGACCAGGTGCGCAAATCACCGCACGTGCGTCGTCATACGAGCTTGCGCATCGCCTTGCACATCTCGCATACGACGCCTTCGTCGTCGTTCACAACCAGTGGGTCAACTCCGGATGGTACCTTGAGATCACACCGCTGCAAGAACCTTTCGACGGAGGCTTGGATGTACGCGGTCAGGTCCAGTGCCAGTTCAACGTCATCGGCCGTGTAGGCACACGGCTCTGGTAACCACAAGGAAGGGCAAAATGGAAAAGCAGCAGTTGTCGTTCGCACAGTACATCGAGACACCGGACACTCGCTTTGACGAAGTCGAGACGGCACGCGGCATCATCAAGATCGGCTCAGTGTCGTCCGCCGACATCCTCGAGTGGTTGGACGAGAATGAAGACCCGGTGAAGAAGCGCTTCGCCGGGCTGCGCCTCGTGGCCAAGAGCATCATCAATCCCGACGGTTCGCGCATTCCGGAAGACCAGCGCGAAGCCGCTGTGGACGCACTTCAGAAGCATGACTCGTTCGAGAACGGCCGGCTGGCGCACGCGGCTCTGGTGCTGAACGGGCTGCGCGTGAAGAAGGACCAGGGAGCGCTGGTAAAAAACGACCAGAGCGAAGTGCCATCTGGCGCTTCGCTTACCGACTAGCGGCAACGCTAGGTCACGTGAACGTCGATGCAATGCTGCGGTCCATCACATGGGCGCAGTTGATGGAGTGGATGGAGTACGCAGCACTCGAACCGTTCGGTGACAGACGAAGAGACTGGCAAGCGGCGTCGGTCTGTGCAACGGTTGCGAACATGACCGCTATCGGAATGCGGAGTGAGAAGCGATTCAAGGTTGCTGACTTCATGCTGGACTTCACACAAGAGCCACACGCAGAATCGGAACCAGCAGGCAAGTCTTGGCAAGAGATGCGCATGATTGCACGGATGATGGCGCTTCAGTCACAGGCACAAGAGCGAAAGAAAAGGCGGTAACTCATGGCCGATTCTCTTGACATCGGAACACTCTCCGGTCGCATCGAGCTCGAAGACCGGATGTCGAACATCCTGACGCTGACTGAGAAAGCGCTTGCGAAGTTCGATGATGAGCAGAGGAAAACTGCTCAGGGTTCTGAAAGTCTCGCTGCGGGTGTCTTCAAAGGAGAGTTGGCTCTAGATGCGTTGAAGAAAGCTGGCGAGCTTGCTGCAGATGGCCTTAAGGCCGTCTACAATTCGATGATGGAAGGCAGCAAGGTCCTTGACGTTGAAGACACATTTAATCGAATGTCGTCAGCAGCTGGCATTCTTGGCGACACCCTCGTCAAGGATGTGCAAGCCGCGATGAAAGGCACCATCGACGACACCGACGTCATGATACGCATGAATGCGAACATGGCGGCAGGATTGACGCTGACATCTGAGCAATCGATGATACTGGCCAAGGGCTCGTGGGCCCTCGCAAAAGCGATGGGCGTCGATGCAAAAGAGGCGATGGACAAGCTTAGCGATGCGATGGTGACCGGTCGAACACGCAGCATCGCGATGCTCACTGGAAAGGTCGACCTCACGGATGCCGAGGAGAAGTTCGCCAAGAGGCTCGGCACGACTGTCGAACACTTGACAGCAGAAGGAAAGATTCAAGCGCAACGCGAGATCATTCTGTCGAAGGTTGCCGAAGCAACAGAGCGCATTGGTGAAACGACAGTCAGGTTTGGCGACAAGGTGAAGGCGGCACAAATCTTGTGGGCCGAGTTCTGGGAACGCGTGTCCACGGGCATGGCCGATTCGCCGGTGTTCGCCGCAATGGTGGACTCGTTCGGCGAAGCGTTCAACAAAGCATTCGACGAGAACCAAGCGAGTGGCGTCGAGACGATCGTTCACCTCGTGGAGGACGTGGCTATCGGCCTCATGTCGGCGGGTGAGGTTGCGACTGATGTTGTGGGTGTGCTCGGCTTCCTGTTCTACAAGGGTAAGGAAGGCTTCGACACGCTCATGCTCGGTGTTTATGAGCTTGAGTCGCAGCTCGCCGAGACGGCGCTGATGGCGTATAAGCTAGGTGACGCGCTGATGATGCCAGGTGCCGCCGCGGGCGTGATGGAGATGACCCAGCACCTGAAAGACGTCCAAGGCGAGCAAGCCAAGTGGGCCGATGCAGCCGATAAGAACTCGAAAGCTGCGGATGAGTGGGCCGTGGCGACTGGCCGGTTCAAGGAAGCACTCTCTGGTGTGCGCACCAAGATGGAGGAAGCGCAGAAGTCGGCAGGTGAGCACAAGACGGCGACCAAAGAAGCGACTGCGGCAACGGAAGCTGGAACGGTTGCAGCTGAAGGGCATGCCGCGGCACAAGAGAATGTCGCGTATACGATGGAGAAGACACGGGAGGAAGTCAAGCAGTATGAAGCTGCGATGAAGGAACTCGCGTCCATCACGACTGACTTCCACGAAACGGTCCGTGCGCTGAATCCTGAGATGGTGGCATCCATCAAGACATACCTCGATGCCGGCGCGTCACAAAGCACACTGGCGACCGTGTATGGGTTGACCGCTTCACAGATGGCTGCGGTGAACAAGGAACGCCAAGAAGAGATCCGCGCGTTGAAGATTGAAGAGGACGCCATCTCTTCGTTGAACCAGATGTGGATTGCGTTCAACGCGGACAAAGCAATGCTATACGCGACTGACACGGAGAAGTCGCGTCTCGCTGCTGAAGCGAACTACCAACACGCCGTTGAGAGTGCGCGGCGTAGACACGTCGTTGATGTGGAGTACTACGACTCGCTTGCACGGCTACGCGACGAGAGCATCAAGCTGGACGAACAAGCACGCCTGCTTGCAGACGAACGCACGTTGTCAGCGTTGGAAGCACGCATCGCCGAAGCACGCGACATGTATCAGTTCATGCTGCGGCATGGCCGTGACTACACCAATGCCACCATCGACCAGCAGTACGAAGTCTGGATGGCACTTGAAAAGCAACGCGAACAGTGGGGCCGTATCGGCGAACAGATTGCCACCGACACTGGGCAAGTGCAGACGATGTCGGCTGCTGTTCAAGGGTTGGCCGGCCATATGTCAGCGCTTTACCAAGCGACTGTAGCCGATGTGGAAGCACGTAATACCCCAGTGTCTGGTGGGTCGTGGGCAGTGACCAAGGACACGTTCAGAGCATCCATGGAGGCTGCGCACATCAAAATGTCGATGGATGTCGCTGAAGGCTTGGCTATGGCTGGGTACTCATACGGCGAGATCCTTGGGTATCGCGCCATCGCTGAGAAGATGGACTTTGTGGTCGGCGCCGGAAACGTCAAGAAGAAGATTCTGCAGATGGTGGAGATGGGCACGTTCCCAGCTCCACAAGGCCCGCGCATTCCGGGCTTCAAAGAAGGTGGAGTTGGCGACTTCGGCACAGGAACATTGGTTATGCTACACGGGAAGGAAGCCATCGTTCCTCTGGACAAAGACACAGGCGGGAATGGCGGCACAGGTGGCAACGTTGTAGTGCACAACTACATCAACGGCACGGCAGCGGATGTAGCTCGACAGGTCAGTGCCGAGCTGATGCGCACGCTGCAGGCCACGCGTCAATTCAGTTTCGGCTCATAGGAGAAGACCATGTTGAATGGACAGACATTCGAGGAAGTCGTCATCACCTCTCAAGAGGATGGCGCGGCGTTGACCGCAGCGGCCGCGGCATCGATGATTCCTGCCGCAGCCAAGTTCACACTGCCGCCGAACTGGTGCCAGATTGGCCGGCAGATTCACATCCGCGCAGCCGGCAAGATCTCGTCGGTCATCACCACGCCCGGCACCGCACGATTCGACATTCGCTTTGGTGCGACTGTCGTCTTCGACGGTCTTGCCGCGCTGCTTGACTCTGTAGCCGCGCACGCGGATGTCGGCTGGTGGCTGGAGATCATCCTCACTGTGCGTGTCATTGGCACGTCTGCTGCGCTGATGGGCCACGGCATCTTCATCACCGAAGATCTCCTCGGCGTGCCGGCCACCGCGCCGAAGGGCGTGCTGGTTGCAATGCTTCCGTGGAACGCGACGCCAGCCAATGGAAACACGTTCGATTCGACCGTGTCACAAGTCATCGATGCGTTCTTCACGCAGACGGCGGCGACTGGTTCGCTGACCTGTCAGCAGTACTCTGTGGCGCTGCTCAATTAGGAGCACCATGCGGAACCAGATGTTCGGCCCGTGGCGCTTTCGTCGAGCCGCAGGTGCGGCCGATGACACGACACCTGTCGTGCACGCCTTGGACGTAATCTCCGGATTCACCAGTGGTGGCGACGCGGTCACCATCACCGGGCTGAACTTCCGCAGCAGCACGAGTGGCGCACCTCCAGTCGTCATGTTTGGGAGTGTGGCCGCAACCAGTGTCGTTGTCGTTGACCAATTCACACTGACGTGCGTGACGCCTGCTTACGGCACAGTAGGCGTCGTGACGATCACTGTAACGTGCGGGTCGCAAGTCGGAGCATTGGTCGATGCGTTTACATACTTCACGACTGTTGTTAGCAATGTGTCGCCGAAGTCAGGCACGACATTAGGCGCGACGCGTGTGTTGCTTTCTGGATTGAACTTCGTCACTGGTTCAACAATTACGGTTGACGGGTTTTTCGCGCGGAGCGTCGCGTTCGTTGACACTGAGCACTACTCGTTCATGACACCTGCACACGTGGCTGGTGTGGGTGACATTGTCATTACCGACCCCGCCGGTCGTGTGACAACTGTTCGTAATGGATTTCAGTGGACCACACTCGGCCGCGGCGGCGATGTGCGGCGTTCACCTGGTGTTTCAATTCGCGAGTCACTTGGCCATTCACCGAACACGGCGACATTCGTTATCGACGGTGCAAGTGCACTTCCAACGCCAGGTGAGGTTGTCGAGATCGTTGACAGCAAAGATAGCAACCGACTGCTATTCTCAGGTCACGCGACTACGATCAGTGAATCATACGAAGGCCGCCCAGACCAACTTGCGTTTCAAGTGAATGCGGTCGACTACACTGCGAAGTTGAACCGTAAGCTGCCCATCGGTGCATATGTAGACGTAAGTGCAACTGAAGTCGTTCGTGACTTAGTGACGCGATTCGCGCCAGGCTTCACTACGGCACACGTGCAAACTGGTCTTATCACAATCACGATTTCATTCGACGGTTCAAAAGATTTCACAACGTGCTTGAGTGAAGTATGCGCAATGGCGCGCGCAAAGTGGAAGGTGGACTATGTCAAGGACATCCATGTTTTCACTGCGCTTGCGACTATCGCGAAGCCAGTCGTTCCGCCAGTTCCAGTGTACCAGCACTACGTGCTGCCGCCTGCGTTGACCGCCTATATGACGGTGGCGGCAGTCAACGTGAATCCAGGCTTCACATACCCACCTGGGTATTACATCTTCCGCCATACTTTCTTCTGGGCAGACGGCGCGGAGTCATCGCTACAGTCGTGTAGTGATGCGGTATACGGTGACGGCAACGGCCAGTTCGACTTTGAAAATGTGCCGACCGGCGCAGACAGAACGTACCCCGCTGTCTACGCATATCTGTTCATTCAGAAGCAGTCGAACTTCCAGGACGGGGACACAGTCACTCTTGGCTCGAGAACCTACACGTTCCAAGACACGCTAACAGACGTGGACGGCAACATTCACATCGGCGCGAACCTGAATGAGACGCTTGACCGCTTGATGTTTGCAACGCAAAACAGCGGCGGCGTTTCTGGCACAGACTACGCCGCGTCGATGACAGCTAACTTGGATGTGTACTGCTGGCCGTGGGACACCAACACTCGGCTGTGCAAAGCCGTCACCGCTGGCGCCGCAGGCAACAGCATCGCGGTCAGTGACGTGGTGACAGCAGATGACATCATTTGGTTCGGTGAAGGTACTATCGAGTACACCACATTGCAGATGGGCGCGGATGCTGGCACTATCCTGTGCACGGGTCGCCGCATCTACTGCCACTGGTTAGGCGATGGCGGCCAGTGGCTGATTCGGCCACAGTTGTTCTGCCAAGTCAACGACAATGTGACTACAGAGTTTGTGACACTCTTTGGGCAGACTGGCTCCGGTGATGCATTGGCCGTGCCTATCGCATCGACTGTGAATGCGCCATACGTAGCATTCACTGCATCGATTCCTGGGCCAACGGCGGCGCCGTATGTCACGGCCGTTCTTGCAGAGCAAGGCATTGGCCGCGGGTGGATGAATTTCAGAACGGCGTTCTTGTATCGTGATGGTTCATACTCGTACACCTCAGTGCCTTCAGTGTCCGTCGGCACAGAGACGAACTCCTCGCTTCCGATTTCGGGCTTCGAGTTGAGCAACATCGAGACTGGCCCAGTGCTCGGCGCGGTTGACGTCATCGCACGGTTAGTCTGGGTGTGCACTGGTAAGTTGGTCGGCACAGAAGAACAACTCTACGCAGAGCCGACATGGAAGTTCGCGGACATTGCCGCAGGCTTGCTTGTGGTGCCTGGCAACACCACGACCACGTTGAGCGCTTCGTGGCCGCTTTCAATGATCGGCCAAGGTAACGCCCCATACATCCTTGACCCACCTGTCACACCAGCGGCCGACCTCGAGAACGTAGACGCGGTAGGTGACATCACCGACGACAACACAGACTTGTTACATGCCGATTCAGGAAGCCAGCCGTTCACTGTCACACGCGATGTGTCACAGCTGCGCAATCGCATCTTCGTGATTGGCGCGTCAACAACCGTCGCGGTTGATTGCCCAGACGGCAACCCAACGACCGCAAGAGTAGTCACGACCGCACGCACTGGTCCGCCTCCAGGTTCAATACCGGGGTCGCGCGGCTTAAGCATTCGTGACTCAACACCTACCGTACCGAAGTTCGACCCGCGTTACATACAGCTAGGCAAGACCAAGTTCATGCCTGCCACTGGCGGCTCAGTGCAACTCATCAACTCGAAATCGTTGAAGGTGACGCGGTGGGAATCGAAGGGTGTTTACGAAGCGGTGCCGTCGCAGAACTCTGGTGTCGCTGACTTGGTCGTTGGGCACGATGTCATTCTTGACTGTCCAGAGGACACTGTTCCCGAGGGCTCGACGGTCAGTCGCTTCTTCCAGTACGACGATGTAGAATCACAAGAGGCGATGAAGCTGGCCGAGCCTGGCACCGACGGTGTCTATGAGTACATGATTGTGGACAAGTCGCTGGTCACAGATGAGCAACTGCGTGCGCGAGCTGAAGCGGAAGCTGAACTTTATGCGTGGCCGATCGTCACCGTTCGCTACGCCACACGAGACAAGAAGACCGTGTGTGGCAAGACGGTGCATGTGGACATGACATCACCGTCGTGCTACGGCGACTTCCTCATCCAAGACGTAAGCATCGACCAGATTCACGACGAGTCAGACCAGCTATCACCTCGGTACACAGTGACCGCGTCATCGATGCGGATGAGCCTCGAGGACTTACTGCTTGCATTGACGAAGCCGGCGCTGGCAGATGTGCCACATGTAGAAGAGCAAGTGCAGATCTTCTCAGTGCGTGAAAATCTTGTGTTGTATCCGAACTATCTGGAGATCACCGGTTCGGGATTCCGTAAGGGCATGAAGGTGTTCTTCGACGGTGTGGAATCTGAAGATGTGATTCTCGAGGACTGATGCCTGCTACCAAACGCGCTCTCGCGAAGATCCCGACGGGGAAGAGCAAAAGCAGCGACATCACTGTCGTGCCCCGAGGAGGTCGACGTCTACGGTTGCCGCAGGTGTTGCAGGCCAAGCCGAAGAACCCGAAGCCGGAACCAGAACAAGAGAAGCCTGAGGTGAAGACGCCTGACGGCAAGAACGCGACACCGAAAACCGTGAAGGCAAAGATACCCTCTGGAAAGGAAGCCGGAGCTGAGATCACGACGAAGGATCAGAAAGGTCGGCAAGCCGGTGTTAAGTGGTCGCCTGAAGCGGTCACGCCAACGTCAGGCACGTGGGAATTGGCTCTTGACGCGTTGACTGGTTGGAATGATGCGTCATTCGCGTGGATTACACCGGGTGCTCCTGAAGTGACAGCGGCGAGTCCACAGACGAACGTCTTTTGGTACCGATCTGACCAGATAAAATTGGATGGTGGCGCAGAAGAACCAGTGTCTGGCTTGCCAGCCGGATTCACCATTGTTTCAGCTACGGCTTACTTCGGTTATTGGGGTGACACGTCAAGTACTCAGACATACAGTGTTCACATCACATGGGACATTGTTGGGCCTGCAGAGGTCATTCTCAACCCTGCAGCTTTGTATCCTGCAGACAACAGCACTGCAGTTGATGTCACCGCTCCGTTGGCGAATCTTCTCGGTGCAGTGTTTCACATTGTGCACACCGCTGTTGGTGATGGCACAGTAGTCAGAACGAAGAACCCATCCGATAAGGTCAGCATGCGGTTGAGTGGGACATACGAAATCGTCTGATAAGGTACACCATGACGACTGCGGACATCCTCCATTTCTTCCAGCAGCAAGGCGCGCTGGTGTTTGTGGCGGTGCTCATCTTGTGGGGTGGAGCGAGGCGGACATGGGTGTGGGGCTATCAGTTGAAAGAGATGACGCAGGACCGAGACGAGTGGAAGGCTCGAGCACTCCGCTCGGTCGGCCTCGTCGAACGCACGGTGACCGTCCTAGAACAGACGACACCGCAGGTGGGGAAGTAGCATGGGGATGTGGAGACGTGCTATGCGGAACTTGCGAGCGCTGTTGCCGGTCCATGTTCGAGTGCATCTGCATCCGAAGGGAACGAGGGATGCGTGCCCGTTGCCCGACGAGCCGACGTGCGATACGGTGAAGCAGGTGTCGGCGCGGTTGGACGAATCCGAAGGAAGGCTGCAATTCATCGAGGCGCAGCTCTTGAATCTTCGGCACCTACCGAAGAACGGAACCTCGAAGGATACAGAATGAACATATACCAGGCACTGAGGGCGACTCAGGCGATACTGGCTATGGCTGGTGTCGTGCTCTGCACAATCAATCTCATCAACGCGAAAGGGGATCTGGCGTGGTTGAAGAAGCGTGACATCAACGGCCTTCGGCAGTTGACCGCACACGCCGCAGTGAATGCTACGGTGGGGCGTCTAACAGCGGTGTCACTCCTCTTTGTTATCGGTGTATGGGGCATGTTCGTGCCGGGCATTTTCAGTGCGCAACGCCTGGTATTCGAAACGTCCGAAACGCTACTCGATACGCTGGTGGTGTGCGTGGTGCTTTACGTGTCATGGCAAACATACCACTCGAGACGAGGCATTATCGAGTGGCGCGCTGAC